GATAACTAATGAAAACATATAAAGAAATAAAAGAAGCGGTCAGTGCGGCACAACAAGCTGCAATTGCTATTGACATGAAGAAAAAGGGTAAAACACCCAAAGATGAAGAAACTCTAGATGAGAAAAGTGTTCCTAATAACCCTGAACTTTGGTCCAGAGCAAAAGCACTTGCAAAACAAAAGTTCGATGTTTATCCATCAGCCTATGCAAATGGATGGGCCGCAAAATGGTACAAATCTAAAGGTGGAACTTGGAGTAGTAAATGACCTACGATGAGTTTAGAGAAGACCTACGTAAGTGGTTCAGTAAAGACAATCCTCAAGGTGGGTGGAAACGTATAGGAACAGATGGCTCTGTATTGGGTCCATGTGCTAGAGATGATAAGGATGGTGATGGTGACCCAGATGGACCGAAACCAAAATGTATGTCAAATCGTAAGATTCGACAACTTACCAAAAAACAAAGAGCAAATGCAGTAAGACAGAAACGCAAACACGATTCTGACCCAGACCGCAAAGGTAAACCAATCAATGTATCTAACTTTGGAAAAGGTAAGTTATGAGGTCTTTTAAGGAGTATATCTTAGAAGATGTCTCCAAGTCTGATTTAGACCAGATAGAAAAATATGCAGACAAATTGTTTGCAGCTGTAGGGATTGACGTAGAGTTTACTCGACATTTTCTAGATAGGGTAAACGATGAAAGAAACAAAAAACCAATCAATACTGCTGAACTTATTAGATTGTTTAGACTCACTTATAAAAAGTACGGAAAGAAGATTCCAAAGATGGGACCAGATGCTCAAGCAGTTATCCATGACATGGAGACAGATATTAATATGCCTTTTGTTCTTAATGTTGATAAGTCAGGTATGCTTGATATGGTGGCTAAAACAGTAATGAGAAAGAAGGATTTTAAAACTACAAATCCAAAATTGAATGTCTGATAATGTATATCTTGGGAATCCCAATCTCAAGAAAGCGAATGTCCAAATCGAGTTTACGCCGGAGCAGATTCAAGAGTATGCTCGATGTATGGAAGACCCGGCACACTTCATAGAAAACTATATCAAGATAGTAAGTATAGATGAAGGTCTTGTACCATTTGCCCTCTATCCTTTTCAAAGAGATATGGTGCAAACCTTCCATACCAATCGCTTCTCAATTTGTAAACTTCCTAGACAATCGGGTAAATCCACAACAATTATTTCGTATCTTCTACATTACTGTTTGTTCAATGCTTCAGTCAATGTTGCAATTCTTGCGAACAAAGCTGCGGTTGCAAGAGACCTCTTAGGAAGGCTACAACTCGCATACGAGCATCTACCAAAGTGGTTGCAACAAGGGGTTATGTCTTGGAACAAGGGGTCTCTTGAACTTGAAAATGGCTCCAAGATTCTTGCAAGTGCAACATCCTCAAGTGCAGTTCGAGGTGGTTCTTACAACATCATCTTTCTTGATGAGTTTGCATACGTTCCAAATAATATAGCAGAACAGTTCTTCAGTTCAGTCTATCCTACAATTTCCTCTGGTAAAACATCCAAGGTGATGATGGTAAGTACACCACACGGCATGAATATGTTCTACAAGATGTGGAATGATGCAGAAAATGGTAGAAACTCTTATGTTCCTATTGAGGTACATTGGAGTGAGGTGCCAGGTCGAGATGAGAAATGGAAACAAGAAACCATCAAGAATACGAGTGAACAACAGTTCAACGTAGAATTTGAATGTGAGTTCTTAGGGTCCGTAAACACCCTCATACACCCTTCAAAACTCAAGGCATTGTCACATAACAGCCCAATACAAGAAAACGCAGGACTTAAAGTATACGAAAAACCTAGAGAAGATTCTGGTTATGTCATTGTAGTTGATGTATCAAGAGGAATTAATAGTGATTTTTCTGCATTTATGGTAATGGATATTTCAGAGGTTCCCTATAAACAAGTTGCAGTCTACAGAGACAATGAGATAAAACCCATGAATTTTCCTCAAATCATACACAAGGTTGCAACTGCATATAATCTTGCATACGTTCTGGTTGAGGTCAATGACATTGGAGCCCAGGTTGCAGATGCATTGCAGTTTGACTTAGAGTATGATAATCTCATCATGACTACACAACATGGTAGAAGTGGACAGATTGCAGGGGGTGGTTTTTCTGGTAAGAAGGCTCAGTTAGGAGTAAGAACAACCAAAGCACTCAAGAAGGTTGGATGTTCTAACTTCAAGACCATGTTGGAAGCTGACAAGATATTCGTACAGGATTTTGATACTATCGTAGAGTTATCTTCATTTGTATCTAAGGGACAGTCTTGGGAGGCAGAAGAAGGAACTACAGATGACCTTGCAATGTGTCTAGTGTTATTTGGGTGGTTATCTGACCAAACATATTTCAAAGAATTGACTAACATGGATATTCGTCAACAACTTTGGAAAGAAAAAGAAGACCTAGTTGACCAAGATATGGCTCCGTTTGGTTTTGTATTAGATGGTATTTCAGATGAATATGGTGTACGTATTGGTGAAACTGTAGATGAGTATGGGTCTACTTGGTCACCAGTAGTACAATCCCATAAGGAATGGTTAGAGGATTGGTGATAGTTCTATATCATTCTTCAATTTAGCTTCACAATTCATACAGATAATCTCAGTTTCCCGAATCTTCTCCAATACTCGTAGTCGAAGTTCTTCTCTGAGTCCTGTTTCTCTTGAAAACTTTCGGATTTCTTTGTCATTAGGGTAGAAGACCAGAGCGCACGTTTCTGATTCACCACAATATGGGCAATGTTTATCGGCAAGATATTCATTTAACCAAATTTCCCTTTTTCTACGAGCTTTAGCGACTCCATGTTTAAGTGTTTCTTTGTATTTTTCATAATGATTTTTTCTTAAAGGTTTTGGTTCTATTCCAAGTGGTTTATTTTTTCGTGTTCCATGTTGTCTAGGAGGATATTTATCAACAAACATTGTTGATGCACTATTAGATTTTTTGTTTTGTAATGTATCTATTCCATAGTAATCTATTAAGGTAGCTTCCATAGATAATGCAGTTTGTTCATCAAGATTTCTCTTATATATAACTCCCCCAAATGCATTTTGTTCTTTTGCACTACTCCATAATCTATTTCCTTTCCCTTTTCCTACATAGGTAATTATACCATCTTTATTCCACAGATAATAGACATAATGTTTTGCAATTCTTGCCATATCTTCCCTGTAATAATTACTTATGTTATTATTTAGGAGTTTAGAGATACCCATTTGTCTAAATATATGCATAAACACTTCTAATTTAAGGAGATGGAATGGCGTTTCAAGTTTCGCCTGGTGTACAGGTAACAGAAAAAGACCTAACAAACGTAGTTCCCGCTGTTGCAACTTCAATTGGTGGTATCGTCATGGCCGCACAAAAAGGTCCAGTTGATGAAATCACTGCAATTGCTTCTGAAGAAGAATTGGTACAAGTTTTTGGAAAACCTCAAACAACTGGTAGTCAGTATGAGGATTGGTTTTGTGCCGCTAACTTTCTTGGATATGGCAATGCATTAAGAGTCGTAAGACCAACTATTGATGGATTGAAGAATGCTACAGCTGATACTAACGGACTTTTGATTAGGTCAACAGACCATTATACAAACACATATAGTGGTGGGGCTGGTTCAGTTGGAGCATGGGCAGCTAGAACAGCTGGAACATGGGGTAACAGTCTTAAAGTTTCTGCGTGTTACGAAGCAGATAACTACGAACAAACAAACGTAACAACATTAGATGCAGAAGAAGTTGCAGGACAAACAGTAATATCTGTAACTGCAACAACAGGATTTACATTGGGAGACATTGTTCATTTCGGTGAAACTGATGGGTCTGAATATAAAGTTACTGCAATAGATGATGGTAATACTATTACCATTGAAAGATACGGAACTTCAAATACCGCTGGAGGATTGAGGTCAACTATTTCTAATTCAACTCAGGTTCGCAGACGATGGGAATTCTATGACCTGTTTGACTCTGCGCCTGGAACATCTGATTATGTAAAAGATCGTTCTGGTGTAGAAACAGGCGATGAAATGCATATTGTTGTAATTGACACAGATGGTAGTATTACAGGAGTGCCTGGACAAGTTGTTGAAACTTTTGCTGGTGTATCAAAACTTTCTGATGCTAGAAAAGCAGACGGAAGTACAAACTATTATGTTGATGTAATTTACAACGAATCCACAATGATTTACTGGATGGACCATCCTTCAGTGAATACAGGATATGGTGATACAATTGCAACTCAAGGTACAACATTATTCACTGCACTAGCTCAAGTAGTCACAACTGATAGTTTAGGTGGTGGTGATGATGGAACTAGTGCATTCACATTATCAGATGGTGAGGCAAAAGACGGAATTGACAGATTCAAAGATACTGAAACAGTAGATTTGAGTCTCTTCATGTGTGGTAAAGCAAATGCTACCAAAGCAGGAAATGCATTGGATATGTGTACTGACCGCAAAGATGCAGTCGCATTTGTTTCTCCAGAAGCTGATGATGTTGTTAATGTTGCGAGTGAGGTCACTCAAACATCAAATGTTAAAGCATTCTTTGATGCATTAACATCGACATCATACGGATTCTTT